AAGTGGAGCCGGTACGCGAAGCCGCTGAGGCCAAACTGAAAACCTACATCACCGCTCAGCACCGCCTCGGGCGTGATATCCGTAAATCTGCCATCTATGCCGCGCTCCATGTGGAAGGTGTGCAGCGCGTTGAGCTCGCGCAGCCGGTGGCCGATATCGTGCTCGATGAGACTCAGGCGTCCTATTGCTCTGATTATGCGATCACAATTGGGGGCGCGGATGAGTGATAACCGCCTGTTACCGGTTGGCTCCTCGCCGCTGGAGGTGGCCGCCGCGATTGCCTGCGCCGAGATAGAGCGAACCCCGATACCGCTGCGCCAGCTCTGGAACCCGAAAACCTGCCCGGTAAACCTGTTGCCCTATCTGGCGTGGGCGTTCTCGGTTGACCGCTGGGACGCTACATGGCCGGAAGAAACCAAGCGTGACGTGATTGCGGCGGCGTATTACATCCACAGTCGCAAAGGCACCATTAGCGCGGTGCGCCGCGTGGTTGAGCCGCTGGGCTACGTGATTAACGTCAATGAATGGTGGGAGACCAATGACCCGCCCGGCACCTTTCGGCTTGATATTGGCGTACTGGAAAGCGGCATCACCGAGGAAATGTATCACGAGATGGAGCGGCTTATCGCAGACGCCAAGCCCGCCAGTCGCCACCTCATCGGACTGACCATTATTCAAGACATCGCCGGATATGCCTACACCGGCGTCGCCCTGTACGACGGCGACATTATCACCGTTTACCCTGACCTAGAGAGCTAATCCGATGGCACAAAAATATAAGGCGGTACTGACCAAAATCGGCGCGGCCAAGATTGCCGCCGCGACCGCTGGCGGGACTAAAATCAACCTCACCCAAATGGCCGTCGGTGACGGTGGCGGAACGTTGCCCACGCCTGACCCGGCACAAACCAAGCTGATTGCCGAGAAGCACCGCGCCGCGCTTAATAAAGTCAGTGTTGACGCGAAACATAAAAATTACTTAGTGGCCGAGCTGGTTATTCCACCGGAGATTGGCGGCTTTTGGATGCGTGAGCTCGGTCTGTTTGACGAGGTCGGCGATCTGATTGCGGTCAGTAATATGGCCGAGAGTTACAAACCGCTGTTATCCGAGGGCTCAGGACGTGCGCAGACGCTGCGCATGGTGGTCATTGTCAGCGATATGGACACGGTGAATTTGCTGATTGATAGCTCGACCGTGCTCGCTACACAGGAATACGTCGATGAGAAATTGCTAGAGCATGAACAATCGCGCCGCCATCCTGACGCCACGCTCAAAGAGAAAGGTTTTACCCAACTGAGCAGCGCCACCAATAGCACCAGTGAGGTACTTGCGGCGACGCCGAAAGCGGTTAAAGCTGCTTATGATAAGGCGTCTGAGGCTGACAAAAACGCGCAAACCGCCAACGACAATGCGGGCAAGGCCAATGACAATGCGAACACGCGGCTTGAGAAAAATAAAAACCTGTCTGACCTTACCGATAAGCCGAAAGCACGAAAGAATTTAGAACTCGGCACGGCGGCAACGTCAAACGTGCAAACCTCCCAAACGGATAATGAGCCGAACGCCGTGCTAAAAGTTGCCGCTTTTGGCCTTGGCGGAACGGCACCACGTACACCGATAGCCGCATCCTATAGCTACGACAGTATTCCCGCCAATTTACCCACGGGGTTTTATACGCATCAAATGACGGGGGGGCCGTTCTGTCACACGATAACGTTGCGTCAAGATGGCGGGGGTACCGCAAGTAATCGACATTTTATTATCCCATCACAACCGACTGACAAAATTGCCGTACGATGGGATAGTGGCACGGAATTCTCTTATCAATATTTTTATACGGATAAGAATAAACCTACTTCCGCCGATGTTGGAGCATTGCCAATTGCGGGCGGAACGATGGCGGGCGCGATAAAAGTTTCAGGCACCGGACATGGCTCTTTTGCGAGTCAAAATAATGGAGAGGCACCGCTTTATCAGAATGTTGATACGGCGCAAACGTCGGAATACTGGCCGATCATCAAGCAAAGGTACAAGCAAAACAATTCGACATGGTCTGCTGGTACGTTAATCAACGCAAATCAGTTCGTTGTTCACTACATGGATTCTGCTGGAAAATCAGCAATTTTTATGTTTAGACCTGATGGACAGTTTATTCCTGCAAACTATGCCAATTTTGATGCTCGCTATCAGGCAAAAGGTAATTACACCCCTGCCGGAGAAGCCTACACCAAGGCGGAAAGCGATGTGCGATTTCAGCCTAAAGGTAACTACACGCCAGCCGGAGAAGCTTATACCAAGGCGGTAAGTGATGGACGATTCCAGCCTAAAGGTAACTACACGCCTGCCGGAGAAGCTTATACCAAGGCGGTAAGCGATGCCCGATTTCAGCTTAAAGGTAACTACACGCCAGCCGGAGAAGCTTATACAAAAGGGGAGTCAGACGGGAGATATATGCGTGATGTGCGCTTGGGAACGCAGGCTAGGACAGGTGATGGTAGTTTTACCATTCCGGCTGGTTGTGTCGTAACTTCCGTATGGTCTGTTGATTGGGGAGTGCATGCTCTTTATTACAAGCCTATCCAAAGAAATATTAATGGAACATGGGTAACTATTTCAGGGTGATTAAATGCAATTATTAAATTTAAAGATATACGAGCCCACTCAGAAATTATCAGATGATGCACTGCATTTAATTGATGAGAATGGCTTAGATTGGTATGAATCCCAAAGTAAGTTTAAGGACAATACTCTAAAGATTGCATGCGATGATCAAGCCATCATCCGAAGTTCATCATTTGATATTTCTATGTTATGGCCGGTGTCATTATCTGTTTTCGAAGTCGATAAAAATAAAATTCCTAAAGGGTTCCCTGAGCAACCCGACGATAACTGGATTTTTGACGGTAAGAAAATAGCGCCTCGCGAGGTGCCTAAATCTGAATTACTCGCTCAGGCCGAAGAAACCCGCGCACAACTGATGGCCGAGGCCAATCAAAAAATTACGCCGTTACAAGATGCCTCAGATTTAGACATCGCAACCGAGGATGAATTGGCACAGCTTAAGGCATGGAAAACCTACCGAGTATTACTCAGCCGTGTTGATATCTCATCGGCTCCTGATATTGATTGGCCGCCGTTACCCGCCTGATAGTTTCCGTTATTTCTTGCCCTCGATTGAGGGCTTTTTTTTGCCTGTTGTTTCACCGCTCGAACGTCGGCCATTGCTCGCCGTTCCCGTCCACGCACAACACAATAGCCTTGCAACTTTCTTACGGAGTCAAACACGATGCCCGATTTTAAACATGGCGTGCAGGTGCTCGAAATTAACGACGGCACCCGCGTCATTTCCACCGTTTCGACTGCCATTATTGGCATGGTCTGCACCGCGTCGGATGCAGATGAAAAAATGTTTCCGCTCAATGTACCGGTGCTGATTACCGACGTGGTGGCCGCTGCCGGTAAAGCCGGAACGAAAGGCACCTTAGCCCCCGCGCTGGCGGCCATCGGCGACCAGTGCAAGCCCGTTACCGTCGTGGTGCGCGTGGCCGAGGGCGAAGGTGATGACGAAGACGCGATCCAAGCGGCGACGATTTCCAACATCATCGGCGGCGCGGATGAGAACGGCCAATACACCGGCCTAAAAGCGTTACTCACCGCGAAAGCCGTGACCGGCGTCAAACCGCGCATTTTGGGCGTGCCGGGTCTCGATACCAAAGAGGTGGCCGTCGCACTGGCGGCAGTCTGTCAGCAGTTGCGCGCCTTTGGCTATATCAGCGCGTGGGGCTGTAAAACCCTGTCGGATGCGATTAAGTACCGCGACAATTTCAGCCAGCGCGAGCTGATGCTAATTTGGCCGGACTTCTTAGCATGGAATACCACGACCAACACCAGCGACACCGCGTGGGCGACGGCGCGTGCATTAGGTCTGCGCGCCAAGATTGACCAAGAGACCGGCTGGCACAAAACCCTGTCTAACGTCGGCGTGAACGGCGTCACCGGTATCAGTGCCTCGGTCTTTTGGGATTTACAGGCACCGGGCACCGATGCCGACCTGCTCAATGAGGCCGGTGTTACTACGCTGGTGCGCTCCGATGGTTTCCGCTTTTGGGGCAACCGCTGTTGCTCTGACGACCCGCTGTTTATGTTCGAGAACTACACCCGCACCGCGCAGGTG